GCTTCCATTGTAAATATAAATAGCTTGTACAGATTGCTTTCAATATCAAATGGTGTCAGTGCCAGTGCCGCGATCCATGCATCAAAGGACGTTTGATCTGCAAAGTCCAGCGTCTCAAATACACAGGGCGCGAAGGGGCTGATATACTGCATGGGCGCGCCGTCCTGCAAATGAATGCGAAGGCGAAGGGAGTCACATTGCTCTATGCGGGACTGTGCTTGGTGCTAAAACTCTGCGGGCAGCTCGGCCTGGGCTGGTCCGAAGTGTTTCCCTTGGACAAAGAAGCATGTGTTTCATGGTTGGACTACGCCGCGAAGGAATATCTCCTCGACGGCGGTCCGCATAACAAGTCCATCGTGGAGCAGACATTTGAGGTCATGGCGCGGATGAAGCTCAAGCAGGGCGATGACTACGCCTTTGAGCAGGGCGACCGGCACCTGTGCCTGTGCCTGAACGGGCTCTACGACCGTTACACCCGTTACCGCCGCGACTGCGCGATCGCGGGCGAAGTGCTGCCCTACAACCAGTTCAAAAAGCAGCTGGAGCGCTGCGAATTCTTTGTCGAAAAGAACCGGACCAAGCGCTTCGGCGACCAGACCAAACGCGTGTGGGTCGTTGATTATCATGCCCTTTCCAAGCTCTGCGACGTGTCCGGGTTCAACCGCAACGAGGACGCCGAGCACATGGAGCAGCAGGCCGTCCCTGTTACTTAATATATATTTGTTACTTAGTTTCTATTATTATTATAGGTACACGTAATCGAAATGGCGGGGCGTATGACGTGAATACATATGCGTGTATTTATGTGTGCCTGCATTTTTCGGAGTAACGCGCAACAGAGTAACATGCCCCTGTGCAAGCCCCATTTGCGTTGGGGGGAGGGTCCAAATCTCTACAACCTTTGGCTAGCGGAACGGTGTTGGGGCACGCACATGCTCCCGACTTATCAAGATAATCTTATCATAACGCCTTCGGAAACCCGCTATACGCAAGGGTTTCCGGGGGCTTTGCTTTGCCATTTGCCAAAAATCACGAAATTTTCAAGAAATCAAGCGTCCGGGGATTGGGGTATCCCTAGGGGCGCGGGGCCAGCCCGGCGTGGCCAGTCGGTCCCGCAAAAGAAACGTGGGGACAAAATAACTTTCAGCAAAATCAAGCATATCATGGGAATATCAACGCTAAAACGGGGAGGTGATTTCCATCGCCAATGGTCATGGCGGCAAGCGGGCTGGGGCCGGTAGGCCCAAAAAGCCGCTGGCAGACAAGCTCCTCGAGGGCAATCCCGGTCACCAGAAGCTGATGGTGCTCGACATGGCGGGGAATCCGCTGCCGTCAGAGCCGCCGGAATATACCGCCTACTACGGCAGCAAAAAAGCGGGTTCGCCCGACGCCGAAGATATCTACCGGGAGGTCGTCGCCTGGTTGGAGCGGACCGGCTGCCAGCACCTTGTGCAGCCGTCGATGGTTTTTGACTACGCCATCACGAAAGCCCATTGGTACGAGTGCGAGCGATATATCACCACCAACGGCCTGGGATATATGCCGGATAAAGAGACTGTGATCGAAAACCCGATCATCGACACATCGCTGAAATATTTCAAGATGGCAGACATGGCCTGGGGGCGCATTTGGGACATTGTCGCGCAAAACAGCCAGCGCCATTTCGGCAACCCGCATAAGGACCCGATGGCACAGCTGCTGGAATACGATCCGAGGAAGGGAGCCTAACCTATGGAGAATATGCAAATTGAGTCGATTGAAATCGAACGCCTGAAGGCGGCGGCGTACAATCCCCGCAAGGATTTGAAGCCCGGCGACATCGAATACGACAAACTTTTACGCAGTGTAGAAGAGTTCGGCTATGTTGAGCCGATCATCTGGAATGAGCGCACCGGCAATATTGTCGGCGGGCATCAGCGTTTCAAAGTGCTTAAATACCTGGGCTACGAACGCATTGACTGTGTTGTGTTGAATATTGACCCGGCCCGGGAAAAAGCGCTAAACGTCGCCCTGAATAAAATCGGCGGCGAGTTCGACAACCTCAAGCTATCGGGCCTGCTGCGCGATCTCATCGACGACGGCTTCGACTCCACCCTGACCGGCTTCGATGACGAAGAACAGAACCAGCTCTTCGCGTCATTGGCGCGGGAAGAGGGCAAAATCAAAGAGGACGACTTCGATGCCGACAAGGAAGCCGAACAGATCGTCGACCCGGTCAGCAGACCCGGCGATATCTGGTTATTGGGCAAACACCGCCTGCTGTGCGGCGACAGCACCGATATCGGTCAGGTCGCCCGGCTCATGGACGGCACCCGCGCCAAGATCGTGTTCACCGACCCGCCCTGGAACGTCGACTACGGCGGCGCGACCAACCCGAAATACAAAGACCGCAAAATCCTCAACGACAATATGTCCACCGATGAGTTTTACACATTTTTGCTAAAGGCATTCAAATCCATGAGCAGCGTGTCGGAGCCGGGCGCAATGTTATATTGCGTTATGAGTGCGCAAGAATGGCCGACCGTCCACGCCGCCCTGCGCGACGCGGGCTACCACTGGAGCAGCACAATCATCTGGTACAAGGACAGTTTCGTGCTGTCGCGCAAAGATTACATGACGCAGTATGAGCCAATCTTTTACGGCTGGCTCGGCGGGGCCAGCGCCCTGTGCCATCTCGCCGACCGCAAGCAGTCCGATGTTTGGGAGATCGCCCGGCCCAAGCGTTCCCCGGATCATCCGACCACAAAGCCCATCGCACTGGCGGCGCGGGCAATTGAGAACAGCAGCAGACCCACTGACCCGGTGCTAGACCTGTTCGGCGGCTCCGGCACAACGCTGATGGCGGCGGAGCAGACGGGCCGTATAGCCTTTTTGTCTGAGCTTGATCCCCGCTACGCCGATTGCATCGCCGAAAGATATACACGATTCAGGGAATCCGACGAGGGCGTTTTCCTGCTGCGTGATGGCAAAAAGTATTCGTATGTTGCGGCGCAATCGTTGTGACTTGTGCTTGCATGTCGGGGCGATTTGGGCCGAAAGATCGTGTAGTATAGCGGGTTGACTAGTGGGCCTCATGTACGATATACTGTCCGTGGCAAGGGGAAGCAAACCCTTGTACATCAACGAAAACGGAGATTAACACACATGACAACCACAAACAAATTCGCCCCGAAAACCCGCAAAGCCCTCATAAAGGCCATGGCCGAAATCCTCGGCACGAAGCCCACCTACCTCGGTATGCCCAGCGCCGCCTACGAAATCGGCGAGTACCACCTTGCGAAGGACGGCACGATGACCGGTCCCGACAGCCTGAACTTGATGGTCGGCCTGCAGGAGCGTGGCTTCGAGCCGGAACCCGACCGCACTTTCCATCTCATCACCCCGCGTGGCACCCTGCTTTGCCAAGAGCGCTACGACACCGCCGAGGAGGCTGAGGCCGCTGGCTACGGAATTTACTTCCACCACGAGGGCCGCGATGTTTTTATCAAACCCGCCCCGGACGGCAAGACCGAACACAGCAAGCATTTCGCGGTGGTGGGCGCGCCCTTCGAGCAGGCCGCCGAAGAGCAGGCCCTTGAGACCGAAGCCCCTGCCGATTCCGACGAGGTCGTGATCGAAATCCCCCTCGAAGGTTTCTCCCCGCAGGCCCTCGACAACCTGAGCAAGATGGTTACGGCAAAGGAAGAATTGATCAAGCTGGCCTTCGGCGCTTCGGCTCCCTCCGGTCATGGCGGCGTTGCCGCACTCCCGATTCAGGTGCTTTCCGACAGGCTGGCCTTCCCCTGGCTGGCCACCGCCGATCCCGAGATGGTCAACGCCGCCGCTACCTTCATCGCCGCGCTGTGCAAAACCGCCAAGGAGAAAAAGCGTGTCACCGCAACGCCGCAGCCCACCGGCATCAACGACCGATACAGGTTCCGCTGCTTTATGCTGCATATCGGCATGATTGGCAGCGAATATGCCACGGCGCGCACGAAGCTCATGGCTCCGCTTTCCGGGAATAGCGGCTGGCTCAACGGGCCGCCGCCCAAGGCCGAACCCGCCGATCCCGCGCCGGAGATCAATCCCGCCGCAGAAGAGGTCCAGCTGGCCCCAGAGGACCAAGCGGCCCCATCAGATGAAATCCCCGCCGAAGAAACCACAGAATAAATTCCCGCGCCGCACCCACTCAAAGCACAGTCCCCACGCCGGGGGCTGTCGCTCTCTCTCAAAATACATGCCCGAGGTGATCCAGTGCCCGAAAAATACAAATATGTGCCCACGCGTTTTATGCTGCCCACATCGCGATATTCTGAGCGGCATGCTGATTACGCCGTGGCATTCATCGAAAACCTGACTCATACGAAGGGAGATTTCTCCGGGCAGCCTTTCAAGCTCTTCGATTGGCAGGAGCAGATTGTCCGGGACCTTTTTGGCGTTCTCAAGCCAAATGGGAACAGGCAGTTCAATAATTGTTTTGTCGAGGTCTGTAAAAAATCCGGGAAGTCGGAGCTTGCGGCGGCAATTGCGCTGTTCCTGCTGTGCGCGGATAAAGAGCAGGGCGCGGAGATTTATGGCGTTGCGAATGATAGAAAACAGGCATCTGTTGTTTTTGACGTGGCGCGCGATATGGTCCTCATGAACCCGACCCTCAGCCGGATCTGCAAAGTCCTCGACGGCCAGAAGCGCATTGTTTTCCCGCCGACCCGCAGCTATTATGCCGCGATGTCCAGCGAGGTGACCACGAAATACGGCCTCAATGTTCACGGCTGCGTCTTCGATGAGTTTCTCGGCCAGACCGACCGCAAGCTCTACGACGTGATGATCAACGGTGCCGACGCGGCGCGCAAACAGCCGCTGAATTTTATTATTACAACCGCCGGCAGCGATAAAACCTCCATTTGCTATGATGTGCATCAAAAGGCGCTCGACGTGATGGAGGGTCGCAAGATTGACCCGACATTCTATCCCGCCGTGTTCTGCGCCGATGAAGAAAAAGACGACTGGCGGGACCCGGCTGTGTGGAAGAAGGTTAATCCGTCCTGGGGGAAGATCGTCGACGAGGAGTATTATCAGCGCTTTTACGAAAACGCGAAAGACGACCCGGCGCTGGAGATGCAGTTCCGGCAGTTTTTCCTCTGCCAGTGGACCGCATCCACCCGCCGCTGGCTCCCCATGGATCGCTATGATGTAGGCAAAGCGCCGCTGCCCAATCTGGAAAAGCGCGTGTGCTTCGGTGGGCTGGATCTTGCCAGCTCGGATGATATCGCCGCGTTTGTGCTGGTGTTCCCGCCGGAAGATATTCACGATGAGTATTATGTCCTGCCGTTTTTCTGGATTCCGAGAGAGAATCTGGAGCGGCGGGTGCGGAAAGACAAAGTGCCTTACGACAAATGGCTGGCCCAGGGGCACCTGATTGCCACCGAGGGCAACATCATCCACTATGATTTTATTGAGAAAGAAATCGTGGCACTCACGAAAAAATATAACATCAAAGAGGTCATGTATGACCGCTGGGGCGCGATCCAGATGGCGCAAAACCTTGAAGGGCATGACTTCAAGATGACCGACTTTGGGCAGGGTTACAAGTCGATGAGTCCACCCAGCAAGGAACTTTTCAGGATCGTGAAAGACGGAAAGCTCATGCACGGGGGCCACCCGGTCCTGCGCTGGATGATGGAAAACGTGTTCATCGAAAAAGACGCAGCGGGGAACATCAAGCCCAACAAGAAGAAATCCGGCGAGAAGATCGACGGCGTTGTCGCGACCATCATGGCCCTGGACGGCGCGATCCGCAGGGACGACAAGAAGCAGGGTGGCGGTTCGATCATGATCATTGACTGTGTTTCCGGCGATGTCACTCGAAATGGCGAGTTTGTCAAAAACATTGGCCCGAGCCCTTATTATAGCAATTATGGAGATTATTATTGATGCCTTATAAATCAACGCGCCACTGCGCCGTGCCCGGCTGTCCGGGATATGCTGAAAACGGCCCATACTGTGCCGAGCACCGGCGGGAGTACAACAGAACCATCCAA